GGTCTATGTTATCGAAGAAGCCTTTAATATCAGCGTCCACTATATAATTTACCTTATCTGCCATGATATGTTTATTTACCCTCTGGATTGCGTCGTGACAGCTCTTATTTGGACGAAAACCGTAGGAAAACTCTTTGAACTTCGGCTCATATATCGCCTCAAGTATTTCCTTGAAAACACCCTGAACCACTTTGTCTTCAAATGACGGGATTCCCAGTCCTCGCATTTTCCCATTTCCTTTTGGAATATAGGCTCTGCGTACCGGGTATGGTTTGTAGGAAAATTTCTTCATTCTTACTATCAGATTTTCAATATTTTCTTCCAACCGCTTCCCGTATTCTTCCTTTGTAACTCCGTCTGCTCCCACCGCTTTACCTTTTGGCTGTTTGCTGTAAGATTCTTTGAGCGTATCCTTGTTGACGTATTTCATTAACGACTGGACTCTTCCATATTTTTCTACGAGACTGGCTATTTCTGCTTTCTCTTTTTCCATAGAATGTCTGCCTCCTGTGCTTTCTATGTTTTGATTGCAAAAGCGACTTATTGTCCATCCCTTCCCTCCAGAGTCATTACTTCCTTCATCGGTACTATGGATGAATCCGACTCCTCAACAGTCTTCGTTCGTACTCACCATTGCATTGGCCGATACTCCCTACTGGCTCATGTCCAGAACTGTCCAGGTCTCCCAGGTATGTCGAATATAACTATATCAGGTATGCCGTGCTCTGGGACTCCGGTGTGTTTTCATAATCTCGCTTAGCGATTATTCCTTATTGGTGACCCAAGGAGGTAGCAGACCACCCCACACAATCGATAATTCTAACGAAGCTCAATCACTTCACGCTTTCGCATTACGGCGTTCCTGTTCCCTGTCCTACGCTTAAACATCATTGTTAGCCTTCGATGCTCCAAGGACTCGGTACTGGCGACTTGCTAGGTCTTACCAGACTGGATTCCCACCAACTATATATTCGGCACCGAACTGGCGCACACCTCCAAGATATTATTCTCCAAACTCACAAGTGTCACATGTTGAAAAATACTTATCATGGTCTATACAGCATTGTGGTCTGTTGTCATCTTCAAATTCTTCTTTCTTAAAATTTATACAAAATGATTCACATCTACAAGTCAACATAGATGCAATAGCCATTCCGTGAATAATAGCCATTTTACATTGATTGTTATCTTTAAACACTGTTGAATCAACCATTTTGCTAAATTCATCTGAGGCGATATAATCCAATACTTTCTGTTGTAATTCAGTTGAATCAATAAGTGTCTTGTAATCAACCATTTAATACCTCCTTTCAAAATCCAAGGATATGTTGCTTTCCTGTGAAATAACTAATTACAATATTTCTTAATACCTTGTGTCATGATATCTCTTAATTCATCTTCTTCATATGTAGAGCCAAACTGCGACCAACTACATTCTGTATCATTGTGTACTAACGCAAGTTTAAATACACTGCCACCATAATTCTTATATGCATCTAATTTGATAGCTTTAATATGAGGAATTTCTAAACACCAATTATGCTCTTTATATTCAAACTGAATATCAGTAGCTTGACCAAAATTAAAATCAATGAATTTAACATTATTCATATACTCAATATCAAGAAGCTTTTTAATATAATCAATATACCAATCATACATTTCTTTTTCTTTATACTTCTTTCTCTTATCAAGCTTGTTACCATCTGCATCCTGATTCTTTGATAACATATTTAACCATTCTCTACACGTTTTAATCGTAGACGACTGATCGAGCAGCATATACTGAATGTTCTCTTTATAAGTGCGAAATGCTTGTTGTTCAATAAGATTATATTCATTCTTCATATCATCCAATGCTTGTTTCTTTGCTAACAATCTTCTTTCTGCTTGTGCAAACTTATTTAATGAACCCATTTCATATTCGCCATTATAGTTGTATGTGTCATTTTTATATACTAAAGACATTAATCGTTCACCTCTTTTATTTTTCCTAGTTCATAAAAATCATTGATTTTATCCTTGGTTTAATATTCTCTCTTTTATTGCGGAATTATTATCTCAAAAATATACATATCCACACTACAATTAAACTAATTAACCAAAACACTCTCGCAAAATTCTGTACTTTTTTAGATGGTTCAATCTGTAGTCCCCAAAAGAACATCATTGCGATACAAGCCAATATATTTACAACTTCTACTGGTGTAAAATTACTCACTATTATTCCTCCTTTAAATATTCACAAGAAACCTGAATTTACTTTTATTCACACGCAATGTCTAAATCTTCACCAATCTTATGAATAACATTACCAAGTCCCTTACACAGCGACTTTAACCATTCCTCACTACGATTGGTCATTTGCTCGTCTCTTTCTTCATCTGTCATATCAGACCAGCAAATATTATCCCATTTACCATCTCTTTTAACTCTAAAATAGTATCCATCCAAATTTCTATTCATAGCAATCTCCTTTACTTTCTATTGACCCATTCCTTGAATTCTTTAAAATTATCTTTTGTAAGCACAATATCAGAATAATAAAAATCCTTATTCCAAATAATCGCCCAAATTTTCTTCAACTTCTCAAAGAATGGTCTTTGCTGAGTGTAAAAGTTTCCATTTGTATATGTTAAGAAAGCATAATCACCATCTCCATAATCATGAATCTTAAAGTGGATACCTTCATCACATCCACATTTACAGCTTACGATTAACTCATCATCTTTAAAATTTTTAAATACCGCCATAGTAATCTCCTTTACTTACAATTTCCAAGTCCAACCTTGTAATCGTCCTTAACATCAATAGTAACTTCTCTCTGGAAATTTCCTTTATTATCGTACAGAGACAAATAATATCTGTTGCCACGTTGCTCTAGTACAACATCTTCATTCTCGAATAGTTCAACTCGTTTCTGTTTCTGTACTGGTTTAGTTTCTATTTTAAAGTTATTCATTGCTTCTTTTGAACCAACCAATACAACAGAATTTACTTCTTCAAGAATGCAGCTAATGTCGTTATCTAACTGATTCTCATCGTTCGTATGTTTATCTACTGTTTTAATCACTTCACTCTCAAGTAATAATCTGTTCTCCATTTTAATATTCTCCATTTCTACATATATAAATTATATTTTCTTCCAATCGGATCAATAAGTTCACTGTCCATTGGTCTAAAACCAATTACAGTAAGTGTCCTACCATCCTCTTCGGGTTCTAATTCAGTGTGACAGTTATCCCTTATAAGCCAGAAATCTTTACCTTCAACCATTCCTAATTCTTCTGCCATAGTCTTAGCTTTTAGCAACTGATTCTTATTCTTGGCTTGAAGAACACATTTTGTAAATTCACCCTCAATCCAATTGTGAAGAATATCTTCGTCAATATAGCCATCAACATGACCATCTAAATCGGCATTATTTCTAATAAACCAACTGAGAAATGCCATAGAGCCGTGACTGACTTGAGCTGCGAGCTTGCCAGAACTCATATTCAAATCTTTTCTAGCAATAATAATTTGTTTATACATAGATATCCTCCTTCCACTCATCTAACCAATAAAAACTGTCAATCTGCTTATCAAGCTTTATAATCTGTTCTCTTAACTCAGATTCTCTCTTTTTACTATCTGTTTTCTGACACTTCTTCCACAATTCCTCACGCTGCTTAGATAATTCATTGTATTTATCCGATACATCAATCTCATCTACAACTGAAATCTCAATCTTTTCGCCACAGTGAGGACAAAACTGGATTGGATAATTGTCTGTCTGCTCCCATTCATCCTCATAGGACGTAATGACTTCTGTATAAGAAGTACAGAATCTTGGAATGTATCTTTCGTTATCCCAACAATCGTCACTATGAACCAAATCTTCACCTGTAAATACAATAGCTTTATCATTTTGAATTTCATCACAGCAATGAGTGAATGGCTTATGCTTATAAGAATGAGTATCATTGAATTTTAATTTGATTAATTCTATCTTCATTTCTTTATTCTCCTAACAAAATTCATTCCACCAATCAAAAATTTTATGGATGTGCTGATAACCATTATGCAATTCACCTTTATATCTACGTATTTTCCTATTAGATAACTGTTTCAAATATTTACTTTTCTTACCACGATACAATCTCTGATAATATGGCTTTGGATTTTTAATATAACCAATACCCTTAATCCATATTTCATCCACATATCTAACAGGCGTTGGATAATAACCACCAACAGTTTCATATAAATATCTGAGGTGATTCTGATGTCTCAAATATCTCTCACGTTTATTTATTCTCTTTTTCTTAGAATGATTCTTATAATTTTCTTCGTCTTGTTCATACCAATCACTGCAATGACCAAAAGAATAAACTTTGCCACCAACTTTATCACACCAAACAAACTGTTCTGATTGATTAGCTCTATCTTCATCTGGATATTCACCATATACCGATTTATACATTTCTGTTCTTAATGTAAAATCTTCAATCCCATAAGGACAATCTCTGCATCTCATCGAATCATCTCTTTCTATATATTTATTCTCTTATCTCAGCTCGATTTCACCGAATTTTAATGTATCATCTCTGAACATTTTATTCCCACGATACATACCAGTAAGACAACCCTTATATGAGCTTACAAGTCCAATTCCCCAAGAATTTATAAACATTTCAGCCTGCTCAATTGGCTTAACTAATGCATCAAGTGTCTCTTTATTTGCAAATATATAAGGCTCATGCCCTTCCCTACATACAAACTCTGCAACTTTTGTATTCAACTTATCCACATTTATCTTATCTACTATTGAAAATGTTTCCATTTATTGTTCTCCTTTCCTAAAGAAATGCTTCTTTAATTGGATTGTTTATTCTCCCATCTGATCTACAATACTCTGTAACTTATCAACATATATTTGAGCTTCTTCCTTATTATTTAGTTGCTTAATATCAGCAGGTACAAAAGCTAACTTCGATTCACCGAAAACATCATTATTCGAACAAACTTTCATAAACTGGCACATAGTTTCGGCATCAACCCGATCTAAATCTGGCTGTAAACAAATCACATCACCCTCCTGTGGATTCAGTTTTCTAACTTTAATAAGCGTCTGTTTAAATAACTTCTTTTTCTGTCTTTTGTTCATATTGTTATTCTCCTTCGAATATTACTCTTATTGGCTTTATAGCTTCGTCATTTGTTGGTATAAGAAACACTTTGTCATTTCCAACCTGATCTTTAAATATTTTTGGAGCTTCAACAAATGTAACTCTTTTTGAGCTATCACTATCCAGCCACTCTTTAAACTTTTTAAGATTTTCTTTTTCAGAAATTGCAGCACATGGACTTACTTTATCTATTAACTCTAAAAATTTTTGTCTTTCATCTTGTGATAACTCCATACTGTTATTCTCCTATTTCTACATGGTCATTATCCAACAAACCAAATTTTCGTAAATAGTACTGTTTGGTTTTATCATCGACTCTACAATAAAAATTATGTCTTCCTGACTTCTGCAAAGATAATGTATTAATATTAAGCTCTGCGTTCATAATAATCAGTAATTCGTTTAATGTAATATCATAGCAATGAAACGTTTCGCCTATTAGAAGCTTATAATATTTCTTCTCTAATTCTGTTGTTTCTTCCATATTGACACCATCCTACGCTTCTATATATTCCAATATCCAACTGTCGTATTTATTTTCTTTAATTAATTGCTGATATAAATTTATCCATTCTTGTGCTGAAAGACCTTTATACCTCCAAACGCATTCTTTCCAATGTCTGTGTATAAAATGACCTCTTGTTTTTAACTCAATACATTTCACACATTTATCGTATAATTTCTTGGAATACCAATTCGATCTCCTTCTATTCCAGCCATTAATCCCGTTATCTATAAATGCTTCAGTCGGATCATATCTGCTTCTCATATCAGTAAGAGTTCTGTCGTATAACTCAGTTTTTGCATTGTATAAACAATGAAGCAGAAAATAGATGTCTTCATAATCATTTTTAAAATTCCATTCTTCAATATTTAAATCAAAATACATTATTCTTCATTCCTTACTACATTAAACTTAATTGGTAACATAGCCGTAAATCTACTCTTCATCCAAGGTTTTTCTTTTGTTGCAAATTGATCACCAAATTCTTCTGCTAATACAAAATCTCCGACAGTGTAGACAATAGAATATCCAGTTAAATCTTTTGGAATCTCCTTATTTACATTACAGGTTTTAAGATGAATCATTTTATCTATGCACTCACCCATTAAATCTTGAAAGAATACAAACGTTCCATCCCAATTGCAACGCTGCATTGTGAAATATTCAAAATCTGCATCTGGATCATGCTTAATAATTACATTAAAATAAGGTTTGTCACCTTTAAGATAAGGAACATCTATTAAAATTGTTCCATCTTTGGTGTAAGTAATAACCGTAAATAACTCTCGTATATCCTGTTCAATCATGGATTCATATTTATTATTCTCCATGCCATTACACTGACCTGATGCAATTCGTTCTTTTACAAATTCTAATGATTTACTCATTGTTATTCTCCTATTTACTCACTCTAAATACATTTGCATCACCAACTGCCAAATCTTTTTCTTCAACAAAAGAATTAAAATACTCATTATTCTTAAAATTATCTTCTAATTTTTCGGTAATAATATCATCCAACCGACCAAAGAATTTTACAGAAGGATAAAACGCTGGATATTTCTTTAAACGGTATTTATTAACATTCCCTCTTAATACAGATAATCCATGTCTTCTACGCTTATTGTTGTTCCAATGAATAGGATCAGCATAGAAAGCATTTTTGTTTCTTTCATACTCTTCCTTTTCTTCCTTCGCTAATCTGTCAAGTTCTTTTTCTCGTTCAGTTTTTGGACGAGGCTTCATGATTTCTTTGACATTTTCTCGAATTATATTATTCGCTTTTGCTTTTTCTGAATTACTCATCTTGTTATAGTTCATAGCAGCTTCTAAAAATATATTTTTCAATTTCTCACCTACTTTCATAACCAAAAGAAACGTGGTTTTCCTTGGCTTTTTCAATCTCTGAAAGCCTTGATTTTAGGGCATTTTAGAGATTGAAATTTTTACAAATTATTAGTTACACATCATTATTCTCTTTTTTGTTCTCATACATATCGAAATTTTCACACATATCACATTCAAGCGAAGACCACTTGTTGTCGCACGACTTACACTTATCATGTAAATTATTTTCAGCAAGTCCTTCTTCACAAATATCTACAATATGTTCACACAATTTCTGTGGTATTACACTTCTCTCTTTTGCACCTTTTAATCCCTGTGTGCCTGTCCTACTGCCTCTTGGAGCTGATACATGACACGGATCTCCATTCTTACACATAGGCAGAAATTTTGGTTTCGGATGGTTAGTCCAAATATCTGTAGGCTTCATCCGAGTATCACCATATTTACAATATGTAACCGTATATCGTGGAAGGTCTTGCATCCAAGTCATCTTTCTCATACCACCACGAGGATTTTCAATAAAATAATAAGTTGGGTTTAATTCTTTGATTAAAGAAACGACATGCTGATCAGTTGCATCACAAAATTTTGCATAATCACTGATTGGATCAAGATTACCAGTCTCAGGATTCTTTCTTCTATGATGACTTATTGCAGCAATACTGAACGTTGTACAGTCAGGCGATGCCCAGATAACATCGGGATGACCAAACTTTTCTAAGATATCTTGTGCAGTTACTTGACTAATATCTGCATATAAATCAATGTTTTCAAAATCTTTATTCCATTCTACACTGTACACTTCATGACCTCTTGCTTCAAAAGCCTTGCCAATTGAACGTGTACCAGCAAATAACTCTAATACTTTAATAGTCTCTTACCAATAGTGGTGCGCACCTTTAACTCATGAGACTATATTTTCCTTTCTTATAAAATTATATCTACATTGTTACTTGGTTTCGTGACAAGCCAAGAAACCAAAATTTCTTGTTAGTTTCTATCCAAATAAACTATATTATCTACATTATAATGAAGCCCACCTATCTCTCCATTAAACCTACCTTTAACATACCAGGCATAAGGGCTGATACCTTCATTCATTATTTTTGCAAGTTCATCGGCTTTTCTTTGATGCTCATCAGCTTCATTCTGCATAGATAATTTTTGAGAATCCCATATAAGATTTGGAATTGTATCTACACACTTTCTATACATCTCAGACTCTTTTATATATTCTCTTATCACTTTTGTCATTTTGGGGATATTGTCTTCTAATATTGGTTCATTGCTAAGTTCATATGGATATAGGATTAAAACACTTCTGTCCATATATTCCATAGATATTAATTCCTCTACAACACAAAACTGTGGTTCTATCAAATTGTCACCTCTGTACTTCTACTTCATTCTTTCGCTTGCAATCTTAAAATATGTATCTGTTAATTCCATTCCAAGCCACTTTCTATTATTCTCTTTTGCAACAAGTAAGTGTGAACCACTGCCTGCACATGGATCAAACACAATATCCCCTTCATTACTATTATCTAGGATTAACTCTTTGATTAAATTATGATTCTTTTCTGTTGGGTGTAATTTGCTTCGACCACAAGGATATTCAAATACTGTATTTTTACAACGAGCGTTAAACGTACCACCACGTTTCTTGAACCAAACAGCATTTTCAATCCCTGATAAATAGATATGTTGACCATTCATAGGACTCGGATTTGTTTTCTTCCAGATTAATTGTCTTACAGTTCCTTTGTTCTTTTTCTGCTTATCAGAGAAAAATTTATGTATTTCTGATAATTGTTCCTTGCCACAAAAAATAATAATTGTGCTTGATGTTATTCTGTATAACTCTATTAAGAACTCTTGTAAATCAAATGTCATAATATCAGCATTTTCTTTATCAAGTTTTCTTAAGCCATTACTGTCTCTATTTACTTCTCCATATGGAATATCTGTGAGAGTTAGATTAACTCCACCATCTTCAATCTGTGACATATATTTCATACAGTCGCCACTATATAATTTGTTAATTTCTATCATATTTAATTACTTGGAGTAAGGAATTCCTTCTTGTGTACACGAACCTCGTCTCCTTTCATTATTTTTATTTTTAATAAAATGCTTCCGACATTGAATCTCCAAGTCTTACAAGATTCTCTACTTCCTTATCAGACATAGAATTGATTTCTTCAATCGAAAAAGTCTCTTTGATTGCAAAATATGAATTATACCAATTTTCATCACACCCCATACTATTTCTCGCTGTGGTCAAAACTGGTTTCTTAATATATTCTAATAATTTTTCTTTCTCAGTCATTACATACTCCTTTCATTGTATTGATTCTCTTAATTGTTGTGATTTTTTGAGCGACTTGCTCTTAGATTTTCCAAAGAAACTTCGGTTTACTGTGGTCTATAAAATTTCATCTAAAGCACATTCGATTTCTTCAATAACTTCCTGCTTAGTGATTTCATAATCTTCCATCATTTCATCAATAGGTAAGTGATTTCTAAGTACAATATAAAGATATTCCGCAATACCAGTAACATCATATCCTTCTACAGTTGAACCTTCCGCTAATGGCTGAATGAAACCATTTCTGATATGATGAGCTAACTTATCTGCACCAATAATTACTTTATTACCCTTTGGAATAATCACTTTTTCTTCTGATAATGCTTTTTCAATTTCTACTTCTTCTGTTGATGTCAAAATCTGACCAATCTTGTAATCTGCCATACTACTTCTCCTTTACTATCTCAAAATCTTACTCAATTTCTTCACAACTTTTTCGTACAATCTATACAAACAAGTCTCCTTAAATGCTATTTTAAAATCATCAACGGTTTGTCTATATTGATGACGTATTTTGTTGTCTATCATATTATTCTCCGTCATACAATTTAACTGTTCCGTCTGAATTATAGATTGGTGTCATACTATCACCCTGAATCCAGTAATATAAAACATTGGTGTTTTTGTCTACTAAAATTGCTCCATAAAAATTTGTTTCAATAACCTCGAAATCACATAATTTTGAATTTGGACTCTTAATTGTCTTATCAATATTGACAACATTGGTACATCCAGTCATTCCTAAGCACAATGTTAACCATAATACAACCGCTAAAATTTTCTTCTTCATATGATTTATTCTCCTATCTACCATACATAATATATTCATCACCAAGTTCAAGATTCATTTTGTAATTTCCATTGTTATAAACCTGAACTCTCATATTGTAAAACTTACTATCCTGCTCATGAGAATTTGGATCATAAGGATAACTAAAACCTGCTCTTGTTAGATGTCTAAGAACACGTCTCTCTGTTGTCGCACGACTACATCTTTCTTCAAAAGCTAATTGTCCATTGTCGAGATTTACCAAACTACAATATGTTGATGTACTGTCACCACCATACTTGTTCTTATTGTCTCTGAACGAAATCACTAAATAAACACCTATTACATTGTTATTTTCTTTCTGCACTACGACTGCACCATTTGTTAATTTGATATTTCTGTCTAAGTCTACACAATCGCAAACTCCTTTAATACTAATATTCTGCATTTATTTGTACCTCCTATTATGTTATTCTCTGCTTTATTTAGATCTCTTATCATATCCAGTCTCTTCAAGGAATTTATCAAATTCCTCTTTTGTCATATTGTTTGGATAATACATATCCACCACCATATCAAACGGCTTCAGATAATTATCCAATACATCTTCAGCATCTTCTTTTGCTTCCTGCATTTTCATATTGATATAATCTTCTCTCGTCATATTCCATACAGTAGGGCAATCCGTGACAGTCGAAAATCTACAATATAATCCGTTTGGTTGCTTTGATATAAATCCTGCCATATTATTCTCCTAACTGTTCTAAGAACTCATTGCCACAATCACAAAATTCTCTAATCATAGACTTCATTAATCCCCATGACATACCAGAATGTCCCTGATTTTTCATAATTTCAATTCCATCTTGGATAGATTTTTCTTTAACAGTTTTGATAACATCTAAGCACTGACCAAGTTCCATTCCTCTGTATAGATCATTAAGTCGAATAGGAACACATTTATCCCACATATCCCATTTCTCTTTAGATAAAACCTTATGACCTTCTTCTATCCAATACTTTGATAATTCAGGGATTTTTCTTTTGTGTTCTTCCTCTTCACGAATTAATCTTTGACGACTTTCTTCTTGCTCTTTATTAAATTCGTCAAAAGTTTTACCTATACAAAGCATATAAGCATCATCTAAAGACATATCAGATGTTAGTTTATTTCCATTGAATTCACCACAATATTTATTGCCATCCTTTGCTCTTTCGTGTAATTCCTTTACAGCTCGTTCAATAGTCCAACCGCAACAAAAATCAATCTCTCTATATTCCATATTGTTTACCTCCTGCTAATTTATTCTCCAAGGGAATCTATGATTCTTTCTCTTCTTTTTCCTTGCTCTTAGAAAGATCAATTTCAGTTTTGGATTTAACAATATATGTTTTATTTTCATAATCAATTAAGAATACATATCTTACATCCATACTTACACGTTTAACTGTTACTTCAAAACGTGCGATATTATCTTCTAATGCGAAAATACATGATTTTTCATCAACATGTTCATCGGATAATTCTTTTAGAATAATTGGAAACTCACTTGTTCCTTTATAAATATATAATGTGTATACTTTTTTATCTTGGAACATATAAAATGTATTTACCCAACTCCTATCGAGATAAAAGTTCACGATGTTCCCAGAAGTATGTTCAATTATTCTTGATAATTGATTAATCCTATCTGATAACTCTATAATCTTTTCATCATACTTTTTTTGTGTTTCTCTAAAAACATCATCAGTTGTATAATCTTTTAATATTTTAAATTTTATCTTTTTTAATGGATTATTCATCTAATTTGCCTCCTCTCTGTTCTTTCATTACCAAATGGCTAACGTTTACTGCTTCTCTCATAGCTTCTGCAAACTCATAAGCACAATCAGAAGTAAATCTTTCCTGTACTTTTGCAATATCATTTGTATCAACTTCACTATGAATTCTTGCGTCAATAATATATTTTCCGTCTTTATATTGAATATCTACCATTGTCTCATCCGTTCCTTTCCATATCATAAAAGCAGCATAGACTGAGCAATTCATGATTTCTATCAGTCAAATAATTTACCTTTTCAGTTAATTCTTTATTCTCTTTTTCAAGTGCAGCTATTTTATTTTTCAATATATCTTCTGTTGAAAACTTCTGAGTTCCAATCTGCTTATAATCAGACGAAACAGTTTTAACAGAATAATTGCTAATGTAATCTGTTGTTCCATCGGAATATTTAATAGTTGGTTCAAAGAATCCACGCCTCTTGCACTCATCACAATGACAAATGGATGAAATATATCCAACTTTGCCATCACTATTTTCTACATAATCACCTTCATGAAATTGAATATCTGTTGTATTATTCTCTTCTGGAACAATTGGATCTCTGAAGTTAAGTTTTAAATATCCTTCACCCACATTTTCTTCACTAACAAATCTATACCCAAGGTTTTCGTATTTCTTAATTGTATCTTTTGCTTCACATATTTTTACACCAACTGTCATCTATTTATTCTCCTCATCTTCGCCTAAAATTTCCTTTCTTAATGAGTTCCAACCATCATCATAACCATCGCAATATTCATCCATATATACATCATTGTGTGTCTCATCTGGCAATTCTTTTAATGGACACCAATTTGGTTTTTCTTGACAATATCCATTTTCACTATCAACTATTCTACAAAGAGTATTATCATTTGGCTCATCCATTAATTCACAACATGCTTCAATACCTTCTTGTATTTCTCTACAAAAAATTACAATCACAACAAGTTCCAGGCATATCTAACACTAAAATAGCTTTACTCATACATTTAATCCTCTTTTCTTTGTTTTTATATGTATTTATTCTCTGAAAACTCAGAAGAAATTCCGCTTTCTTTAGGTCTTGGTTTTTATACAATATATAGTATTTGTTGCAATTATTTA